TGAGTGACGGGTAGTACCCTTATAAATACTGTAAAAACGTTTTGAAACGTCCCTACTAAGAATTATAAGGTTATTAATTCCAAACTTGATCTATTTTACATGATCCACTGACTAAGATCGCCCGGTGTCATTCCTTTTAAAGGCGTTTAGAACCTACCTCTCGTTTCTTCGAGGGAATAGTTATTATTGATATATATTAACTAAGGTTATAAGGTGACCACCCTGAACTTTGAACAACGTCTAACCAAAGTTCGGAGAAATTCTTATTACAGAAAGCTCCGCATTGGTACCATCAACGATGGTGTTAGAAAATGTTAACGTAGTACCGACTACTGCATTGACGGCCATAGTCCACGTACCGTCTGGACCAGCAGAACCAGTTTGCTCAGGACCCGCTGAGCCGAACCAAGAAATAAACGAGCCAGACCCAGAAATCACAGTGTTGGCCGAATTCGTTATTGTAGTTCCAACTGCAAGATAAATAACAAAGAAGGAACCTGGTGCAACAAAAGTTATAACACTTCCAGCTACAGTAAATAGAGCTGCACTACCAGCAACGAGGGTAGGAGTGACACCAACAAGATTCGCAGTCGTAGGGGCTGCAGAAGTATAAGACTGAAAAGACAATGTTGAAGAACCGGTAGAGGGAAGTTGAGGAGTATATAAAGTAACATCATACTCAACCCAAAGTTTCCCCCATGGGACAGCAGTTCCATCAGTAGTTCCAACGAACAAATTACCGACATCGTAAGTCTTAATATCTAGATTAGAAGCTAATCCAGATAAACGAATATATTTCTTAGGACCGTCCGGATGCATAGCAGCAGGACGAAGATTACACTTAATATCCTTCCAAGGAACGTCTTCAGAAACGTCCTCATATGCAGATGCGATCTGCTCGGATATAGGTGCACTATCAGCAGCATCATAGTCTGGGATTAACATCAGACTACCTGGAACATTAGAACCTGTTCTAGTATAATAACAAAAGTTCAATTTGTTAAAACGATACTGCTCCCAGCCAACGGCTTGGGTCGACAACCACGGAAATGTGGCGGATAAACCAGGATTTAGCGAGAAAGGACCTAAACCATTTGTCGAGAAATTAACAGTTCCAACAACGGATCCAATGAGCTCTCGATGAACAATACGAGACATATCCCTAGAAGCCAGGATACTTGGAGCAAATGTTGACTGACCAGTAGAATAAGCTGCAGCTACCGATCGTTGCTTTTGAGTCTTAGAAACACTCTTAGATAACATATCATTAACTAAGCGATTCTTAGAATCAAGATATTGTGGAGATACTCTAGACGGTATCTTAGGAGGCAAGCTCTGATTACGAGACTTACGTTGTCTACCATTATTATTAGGCCTGGTAGAAGCCTTACTTTTAGATTGATTCATGTATGGGATCCCTCTGAACCAGGAGAGACTGTACATCTGTAACAAGTATTAGAAAATAATATACTTAAGCATGGACTGATTGAGACAGCATTTTCACGCCAAACTCTCATCAATAACCCTTTCAGGAAACTATCAGAATGCCATGTATACTCACGGTCAACTATAAATAGACTTTTGAATAATCATCCTACTAACATTTCTGCCCAATTCGGATACTAAACTCACTATTATCAAGAAGAGAGTACTTCGTATTACTAATACTAAAGCCGTTGCAGTCGTTCGGCATTTACAATCGATTTAGCACGGAATTATTAAGGTACCAGACAGACCCTGGGAACCACCGTTTTGGCTTATTAGGTTACAAACCCCAACACAATACTTAAAAACGTTTTGAAACGTCCCTGAGTATCGAGGATCAGTTTAACGACTTAATCAGGTCACATGAATCTAAAAGGTATTAGGACAGTCTCTTAGACCAGATCATCGTGTAAATCTCGAACTAACTCTAACTGACGATAAAGTAGTGTAGCGAGATTTGGATCTTCAAAGTATTTATTTAGAGATACTCGAGTTTTCGAAAGAGAAAAACAATTAAAGCCATCACGAAGACGCTTATAAGCTCTTTTGCATTTATGTTCAAATGCTGGATTTGTGCTATAATGACCCGCTCTTCTAAGGAAACGGCAATCCAGATACTTTCCATAAATCTCACACCATTGTTCATGGCCAGTTATAACTCCTTCTGTTATGCGATAAGACGTACTAACAGATTTATCTAATGGCTCTAAAGCAAATCCTTGAAGTGGACATAGTTTAGATGATGAGTTATTTTTCGATATATTCTTACTTGCAATCAAACACATTGCAACACGCTTCTGTGATTTTGTAATCTGAAAGCGCCATCCTAATGGCGGGATGACACCAAATCCTCCTAGCTCAATAGGCAAGAAAAGATTACGCGTGTAGGTATTACCATTTATATAAACATAGGTAGTATCCATATCGATAGTAGATTTATTTGATCGAAGGAAAGATTCCAATAAAGCTTTTTGGCGTCCAGGAAGAGAACCTTCCAGGATAGTATTAATGTTTTGTATTAACTTACCATAACACACATCACCATAGAAACACTGTTTCATAACACCACCCTCATTAAGAAAGGTGTGTTTTTCTTCACCATTACCCATAACCTTATGGTTTCCAAAGAAAAGACCAGTATTCAGAAAGTCAATTCGCCAAGGCGAAATTGTACCTTTTCCGAATAGTCCCCCCTCTTTACCAGTTCGGTCTCCTAGCTTATGAGTAGGATTTAACTTGGATAAATTATAATGGACAGAAACACTGTTAATATTAAGATATGTTTCATGCACATATGCTTTTCCCGGACTCATGGCAAGTCCGACGCTACTACTTAAAGTTTTATGCGTTTCAAAATAATTAGATGGGGCAGCGTATAACATATCATC